GAATTCATTATGGCAATAACCATAAACTCTGAAGCTAAATTAATTGGGAAAAGTGCTGCTGGGCTTTCTACTACTTCTCCTGTTTCTCGAGTGCCAACTTTTCAGGTAAAGCAGGTTGACAGCCCTGAAATTGCTGACATAAAGCAATCACAAAAGCGTTCCTCTGCAACAATGAATGCTGAAAAAGTAAAAAAGCAATTAGATGCTGCTGTAGAGCAGTTAAATAATATGTCCGTCAACAGCGGTCGTGGTTTGAAGTTCAAAGTAGATCCGAGCTTGGGTCGACTTGTGATCACTATCACAAATACTGAAACAGGTGATTTGGTACGTACCATCACTACCAAGATTGCCTTAAATGCATCAGCTAGTGAGGAAGCATTTAAGGGCCTAATTCTGGATAGTAGAGCTTAAATTTAAAAATTGTTAAAGTTTTTTTTACATCTTCCGAATCATCACCTAACAGAAAAAAATTTTTCTGTCAATTGTTCAAATCCCCAAAAGATTTGTTTTTTGAATGAAGAGCACCGACTTTTGGTATGTGTATTTTGTTTCTGATCTACTAAAGGAGAAAGATCATGTCTGTAATTAACACCAACGTAAAGTCTTTGATTGCCCAAGATTCTTTGCGCGCAAACAACAACAAGTTGTCCCAAGCTATGGAGCGTTTGTCAACAGGTAATAAAATTAATTCTTCTAAAGACGATGCTGCAGGCTTAGCCATTAGCACTCGTATGACTTCTCAAGTGCGTGGCTTGAACATGGCTGTTAAAAATGCCAACGATGGTATAAACCTTGCACAAACAGCTGAAGGAGCGATGACTGAAGTCTCCAGTATGCTCCAGCGCATGCGCGAGTTGGCCGTTCAGGCAGGTAATAGCACCAACACAGACGCTGACCGTATCGCCTTGAACGATGAGGTGACCCAATTGAAAGCGGAAATTGATCGCGTAGCAAATACTACACAGTTCAACAGCATCAATCTCTTAGATGGTTCTTTTGCTGGCAAGTTGCAAATTGGTAACAATGCAGGCCAAACCATGAACATCGGAATTGGTTCTATAAATACCAATCAAATTGGTGAGACTGTTGACGGAGCTGCTGTTGGTTCAACCAAAGCAAGCTTGAACATTTCTGGTGCATCAACAACCTTAACTGACTATCAAGGTGTGAGCTTTACAGCCAATGTCAATGGTGTAAGTAAAACTGTGACTTTGCCAGTTATCAACCCGACGCTTATTAACTCTGGCGGAGCAACTGCATCTAATATATCACCCGTAATTGCTGACAGGACTATCGACGTTAGCTCAGTTGGCCAATTAGGCGGGCAAGATCAAAGAACGGCAGACCTGAGCACAGCAGCTAATGCAAAACTTGCGGTTTCAATTGATGGTGGAGCAGTTCAGACTATTGACATATCTGACTCATCTTATTACGTTGCAATCGCTCGCGCTACAGGACAAGAAGTAGTGGATGCACTTCAGACTGAGTTTGACAATAACGCGGCTTTTCAAGGCGCTAACGCTTTAACGGTCTCGTTGACTCAAGCAGGACGCATAAAACTTGAAAAAGCAAATGGTGATGCCGGCGTAATTACCATTACAAATCCTGCCAGTGCTGTGTTGTTGGACACATTAACAGGTACTGCAGGTGCTAACGACACTTTAACGACCAACACTGGATCCTTAGAGATCGGCGGAGAAATTATTAGTTTTGTTGGAAACACTTCTTTTGATGTGGGAAGCAATCACTTTGATTTGACGGCTGAGATTACCGCAAAAGGGTATGACATTTCAAAATTGACTACCGACGAATTTATTGACGTATACAACGCCACTGCTAAGGTAAATGGTGTAAACGTGTCGACGGTTTCACGCTCTGATCCAGATGGTGCTCTTGTATTTACTGGTACAGACCCATCGGCTCCCGTTAATTCAAGTTTCAATAATGGAAGCTTGTTGACCATGGTCTCCGTTACAAGTGGTGCAAGCACTGCTTACACTGACAACAATACTGGTTCCAAATTCGGAGAAACAGGAATTGTCGTAGCAGATGCAACCGACAACACATTTACCGTTTCACTTGATGGTGGTGATGCTGTTGAGATTGATGTACCAGTTGGAACTTACAACACAATGGCAGAGCTTGCAGTTGCACTTCAAAGCGCTATTGATACAGTGGGAGGATTCACTGGGGACAACGCTATTACTGTTTCATCTTCGATGGATGCAAACAAGCGAGTTGGCTTGAGTTTTACGAGTGCAACTGGCAAAAGTATTGAATTGGATGGAGATTTCTTGTCCGCAAATACTGTAACCAGTGGCGGTGTTGCTTCTGTGTCTTTTGCTCAATCCACTCTTCTTTCCAGCACAAATGCTGTAAATACGACTGACAACTCTGTGACGCTTTATGGTGTTGAGGACCCAGTCGGTGTTGGTTCAGTATTTACACAAACTACTCGCAACCTTAGCACTGCTATTGATCGTAAATTTGTCATCAATGTGAATGGTAGTGGTAACGTGGTCTTGGATTTAACAGATGCTTTCACGGATCTTGACTACACAAACACTGCGATCACTGGCGAGCAATTAGCCGCTGCTTTGAACTACACAATCAATGCAAATGGTAGTTTTACAGGCAACAATGCTGTAACTGCAAGTTTGACTTCTGCCGGTCAGATTGCCCTACAAGTGGCAGGCGCCCCAGCAGCTGGTGGTAACCCAAGTATTGTGTTGTCAGACGATGGTGCAGCTGCTAGCCCCACATCAAACTTTATCGAAACACTTACTGGCTTCAACAATGGCACAGCTGTAAATAGCTTGTCTAACAATACAACGGGCCTTGTGGTAATAAGCTCTTCTGGAGATTTAGAAAAGTTTGGTGTTGCGGACTATGCTGTAAGCGCTGCATTGGGCAACAACAAGTTTAATTTAGCTCTAGGCAGTGATGCTCCTGTTACGCTGACTGTTGACACGTTGGTGTACTCTGGCGCTCAGGAATTGGTTGACAACATCAACGCTAAAATTGCTTTGAACAGCACATTGGCTGGTACTGTTGCAGCGTATGTTTCGACCGATGCTGTCACTGGAGACCAGTCAATTGGCTTCAGTGCTACCTCTGGTGCTGCAGTTACTTTCACTGGCGGCCTGGCCGTTGACATGAAAACAACGCAAACGCGTGCCACCACAAATACAGTAACTATTTCGGGGGTTGGTACTACCTTTGACACTGCTGATCAAATTAATTTCAGCTACAACGGTGTAGCTTTCACAGCAACCCTGCCAACTATTACAACTCCTGGTACCGATGGTGGTACTCAATTACAAGACGCAATCGACGCTGCTGTTGACGCTAGTGGTAACGCTTTGGGTTCTGGCAAGATAACCATCGCGGATGGTGGTGCTGACCTAACACTCACCTTAGACCAGACCGGCGCAAGAACATCGCGTGATACAGATCTTATTTCTAACGTTAACTTCACCACAGCCGCTGGTGTTGTTACAAGCGGAAAAACTTCTTCAGTTGCAATACTGTCTACAACATATGATGACGGTGATGTATTAAAGTTTAGCTACAACGGCATTGCTTACGAAGCTACACTTGGTACTACAACCACTGGTGCTGATGCTGCTGCTTTGAATGCTGCAATTGACGCTGCTGTTGACGCGAATGGTAATGTCTTGGGTGCTGGCAAGGTAACTGCTACTGATGATGGCTCATCAAACAACTTTGTACTTGCAGCAGATGCTGTGGGTAATTTTGTTGGTAGCGCTTCGTTGGTGAGCAGTTCAAATTACCTTTCTGCCAATGAGGACACTGTCTTCCCGGCTACCCGCGCAGCAACTGGTGGCGTGAACTTGAGCGCAGGCAACAGCGTTACGATGTCTGTCACCAATGCTGCGGGTACTGCTACAACACGTACCTTCTCTTTGGGCAGTTCTGGTACCAATGTTTCCTTGTCAGACTATGCAAGCTTGTTGCAAACTGCGGCGAATACAGCCTTCTCTGATGTTGCAACCACTTTCACTGCTGCTTATTCTGGTGGAAAGTTCTCTATTGCTGCAAATCAATCTGATATTGCAAGCCTGAACCTCTCGGGAACATCTGTATCTTCTGCGTTTGGTGCGGCTGTGAGTGGAACTTATGCTCAAGCTTCTGCAGATGTGGGTAAGTTCTACAGCATGAGCGATGTTGCCACTGCTATCAATGATGACTTAGACGGTCTCGCAACGGCCTCTTACTCTGACGCATCTGGTTGGACTTTTGCAGTTCAATCCGGCAATGCGGGTGCAAACAGTTCGATTACCTTGTCTGGATCTGGCTTGTCCACAATTCAGTTCGCAGGAACTCTGACTGCCAATGGTGCTGCAGGCAATGCAACCGCTGATAAGTTGTCAGATATTGACCTGCTGAGTGAAGATGCAGCAGAGGCGTCTTTGGGGAGTATCGATAACGCGTTGGAGTACGTCAGCAAGCAGCGTTCTTTGCTCGGTGCCATCCAAAACCGTTTGGAGCATACCGTCAATAACTTGACGAATATTGTGACCAATACCGAGGCTTCAAACGGTTTTGGATGGCACCGAGCAAAGAACGCTGCTTGCTGACGTACTCCAACGCGTTATCGATACTCCCCAAAGCCGCCTCTGCTGCGTCTTCACTCAGCAGGTCAATATCTGACAACTTATCAGCGGTTGCATTGCCTGCAGCACCATTGGCAGTCAGAGTTCCTGCGAACTGAATTGTGGACAAGCCAGATCCAGACAAGGTAATCGAACTGTTTGCACCCGCATTGCCGGATTGAACTGCAAAAGTCCAACCAGATGCGTCAGAGTAAGAGGCCGTTGCGAGACCGTCTAAGTCATCATTGATAGCAGTGGCAACATCGCTCATGCTGTAGAACTTACCCACATCTGCAGAAGCTTGAGCATAAGTTCCACTCACAGCCGCACCAAACGCAGAAGATACAGATGTTCCCGAGAGGTTCAGGCTTGCAATATCAGATTGATTTGCAGCAATAGAGAACTTTCCACCAGAATAAGCAGCAGTGAAAGTGGTTGCAACATCAGAGAAGGCTGTATTCGCCGCAGTTTGCAACAAGCTTGCATAGTCTGACAAGGAAACATTGGTACCAGAACTGCCCAAAGAGAAGGTACGTGTTGTAGCAGTACCCGCAGCATTGGTGACAGACATCGTAACGCTGTTGCCTGCGCTCAAGTTCACGCCACCAGTTGCTGCGCGGGTAGCCGGGAAGACAGTGTCCTCATTGGCAGAAAGGTAATTTGAACTGCTCACCAACGAAGCGCTACCAACAAAATTACCCACAGCATCTGCTGCAAGTACAAAGTTGTTTGATGAGCCATCATCAGTAGCAGTTACCTTGCCAGCACCCAAGACATTACCATTCGCGTCAACAGCAGCGTCAATTGCAGCATTCAAAGCAGCAGCATCAGCACCAGTGGTTGTAGTACCAAGTGTAGCTTCGTAAGCAATGCCGTTGTAGCTAAACTTTAATACATCACCGTCATCATATGTTGTAGACAGTATTGCAACTGAAGAAGTTTTTCCGCTTGTAACAACACCAGCGGCTGTGGTGAAGTTAACGTTAGAAATAAGATCTGTATCACGCGATGTTCTTGCGCCGGTCTGGTCTAAGGTGAGTGTTAGGTCAGCACCACCATCCGCGATGGTTATCTTGCCAGAACCCAAAGCGTTACCACTAGCGTCAACAGCAGCGTCGATTGCGTCTTGTAATTGAGTACCACCATCGGTACCAGGAGTTGTAATAGTTGGCAGGGTTGCTGTGAAAGCTACACCGTTGTAGCTGAAATTAATTTGATCAGCAGTGTCAAAGGTAGTACCAACCCCCGAAATAGTTACTGTATTTGTGGTGGCACGCGTTTGCGTTGTTTTCATGTCAACGGCCAGGCCGCCAGTGAAAGTAACTGCAGCACCAGAGGTAGCACTGAAGCCAATTGACTGGTCTCCAGTGACAGCATCGGTCGAAACATACGCTGCAACAGTACCAGCCAATGTGCTGTTCAAAGCAATTTTAGCGTTGATGTTGTCAACCAATTCCTGAGCGCCAGAGTACACCAACGTGTCAACAGTCAGCGTAACAGGAGCATCACTGCCTAGAGCTAAATTAAACTTGTTGTTGCCCAATGCAGCGCTTACAGCATAGTCCGCAACACCAAACTTTTCTAAATCTCCAGAAGAGCTTATTACCACAAGGCCCGTTGTATTGTTAGACAAGCTATTTACAGCTGTGCCATTGTTGAAGCCAGTAAGTGTTTCGATAAAGTTTGATGTGGGGCTAGCAGCTGCACCATCGTCTGACAACACAATACTTGGGTTACCACCAGCTGCTGGGGCGCCTGCCACTTGTAGGGCAATCTGACCGGCAGAAGTCAAACTTGCAGTTACAGCATTGTTGCCTGTAAAACTACCATTTGCATTGATTGTGTAGTTCAAAGCAGCGGCTAATTGCTCGCCAGTGATCGCAGTGTTTGTGTAGTCAAGATCCGTGAAAGCATCTGTTAAATCCAAGACCACGTTACCACTACCATTCACATTGATGACAAATTTACGATCAATAGCAGTGCTAAGGTTGCGAGTAGTTTGTGTAAATACTGAACCAACACCGACTGGGTCCTCAACACCATAAAGCGTCACAGAGTTGTCAGTCGTATTTACAGCATTTGTGCTGGAAAGAAGAGTGGATTGAGCAAAAGACACAGAAGCAACACCGCCACTGGTTACAGTATTTGCGGACAAGAAATCTCCATCCAATTCAATACTTTTGCCAGTTGCACTCGTAAAACTCAAGCCAACTCGCTTGTTTGCATCCATCGAAGATGAAACAGTAATAGCGTTGTCCCCAGTGAATCCTCCCACTGTATCAATAGCGCTTTGAAGTGCAACTGCAAGCTCTGCCATTGTGTTGTAAGTTCCAACTGGTACATCAATCTCAACAGCATCACCACCATCAAGTGAAACGGTAAATGTGTTGTCGGTTGCATCTGCTACGACAATTCCTGTTTCTCCGAATTTGGAACCAGTATTGTTGTCAGTGTAAGCAGTGCTTGCACCACTTGTAACGGAGACCATGGTCAACAAGCTTCCATTATTGAAACTTGAATTAACGGGAGCCGATGGGTCTGTACCAGTAAATACAAGAGCACCATCTGGATCAGAGCGTGAAACCGTCGACACGTTTACACCATTTACCTTAGCAGTGGCGTTGTATACGTCAATAAATTCGTCGGTAGTCAATTTTGAAATGTCATACCCTTTTGCGGTAATCTCAGCCGTCAAATCAAAGTGATTGCTTCCCACATCAAAAGAAGTGTTTCCAACAAAACTAATAATTTCTCCGCCGATCTCTAAGGATCCAGTGTTGGTCGTTAAAGTGTCGTTAGCACCTGCAGTACCTGTTAATGTGTCCAACAACACAGCACTGGCAGGATTTGTAATGGTAATTACGCCGGCATCACCATTTGCTTTTTCAAGTTTTATGCGTCCTGCTTGAGTCAACGAGACCGTTAAAGCGTTAGCGCCTTGAAAAGCCGCGTTATTGTCAAACTCAGTCTGAAGTGCATCCACTACTTCTTGTCCTGTAGCGCGAGCGATTGCAACGTAATAAGATGAGTCAGATATGTCAATAGTCTGAACTGCTCCACCATCAATTGAAACCGCAAGTTTTGCATTAGCTGCTGTGCTCAGGTCTGCCGTTCTTTGATCTTGCCCGCCTAATTGGCCAACTGAGCTAACGTCGATAGTCCTGTCAGCAATTACGGGTGATATATTAGATGCAGTTGCTCCGCCAGAGTTAATAAGCGTCGGGTTGATAACTGGCAAAGTCACAGTTTTACTTACACCATTGACATTGGCTGTAAAGCTCACACCTTGATAGTCAGTTAAGGTTGTTGATGCACCAGAAATGTTCAAGCTTGCTTTGGTTGAACCAACAGCAGCTCCGTCAACAGTCTCACCAATTTGATTGGTATTTATAGAACCAATTCCGATGTTCATGGTTTGGCCTGCATTGTTACCAATTTGCAACTTGCCAGCAAAAGAACCATCTAAGAGATTGATGCTGTTGAACTGTGTAGTATTTGCTACGCGATCAATTTCCGCTTTCAATTGGGTCACCTCATCGTTCAAGGCGATACGGTCAGCGTCTGTGTTGGTGCTATTACCTGCCTGAACGGCCAACTCGCGCATGCGCTGGAGCATACTGGAGACTTCAGTCATCGCTCCTTCAGCTGTTTGTGCAAGGTTTATACCATCGTTGGCATTTTTAACAGCCATGTTCAAGCCACGCACTTGAGAAGTCATACGAGTGCTAATGGCTAAGCCTGCAGCATCGTCTTTAGAAGAATTAATTTTATTACCTGTTGACAAACGCTCCATAGCTTGGGACAACTTGTTGTTGTTTGCGCGCAAAGAATCTTGGGCAATCAAAGACTTTACGTTGGTGTTAATTACAGACATGATCTTTCTCCTTTAGTAGATCAGAAACAAAATACACATACCAAAAGTCGGTGCTCTTCATTCAAAAAACAAATCTTTTGGGGATTTGAACAATTGACAGAAAAATTTTTTTCTGTTAGGTGATGATTCGGAAGATGTAAAAAAAACTTTAACAATTTTTAAATTTAAGCTCTACTATCCAGAATTAGGCCCTTAAATGCTTCCTCACTAGCTGATGCATTTAAGGCAATCTTGGTAGTGATGGTACGTACCAAATCACCTGTTTCAGTATTTGTGATAGTGATCACAAGTCGACCCAAGCTCGGATCTACTTTGAACTTCAAACCACGACCGCTGTTGACGGACATATTATTTAACTGCTCTACAGCAGCATCTAATTGCTTTTTTACTTTTTCAGCATTCATTGTTGCAGAGGAACGCTTTTGTGATTGCTTTATGTCAGCAATTTCAGGGCTGTCAACCTGCTTTACCTGAAAAGTTGGCACTCGAGAAACAGGAGAAGTAGTAGAAAGCCCAGCAGCACTTTTCCCAATTAATTTAGCTTCAGAGTTTATGGTTATTGCCATAATGAATTC